CTGTATTAATACCATCTCTAGCATTACGAATAACAATATATGACCAAATTTGGTCTTCCCCATCTGGGGACTTATAACCAAGTCTAATTTGATTTTTTGTCCAGGTTTTATCTAATTGTGGAATTTTAATTCCTTTCCACAATTTTTTCATACCAAAATCAACTTTATCCTTTAACAAGGAAAGGTCATTATCATTACCACAAACAATTACATTCTGTGTATTTTTAAATAGAGTGGCATTCATTCCAAAATAAGATGCTTCCATCTCTGACTTCCCACCCTGTCTGCCACCTACTTCTATATACCCTTTTCTCTCAACTTTACAAGTTTCAAGATGTTCAGCTCTAATCCACTCATTATCACGAAGTTCTGGCAGACACTCAATACGAATATCATTTCCAAACTCATCTACATCATCAATTCTAATCCACCAATGATTTAAATGCCAATATAACCAACCAGAAAAATATACACCATCCACATAAACTCCACCAGTACATCTAGCAACTTCCTGGTCAACCAAGTCATTATACTCTTCTGTCCCTTCTGGAGGAAGGTTGGTGAGATTTCTAAAGAAATCTTTATATTTTATAGTTGGTATCATTAATTTTGCATTCTATGAGGTACAGAAGCATTTCCTCTTGCTTCTTTTTTGGCCACTTCTTTTTCTCGCATTGCATCCACTTCCTTTAAAAGGGCAAGGTAGTTTTTCATAGTTTCTTGAACAAATTTACCTTGAGCCTCAATAGAAGCTATCACCATAGGCATGGTTCCTCCTTTAGCCGTTGGTTTCCATTCAATTCTATCCTTTAATTGATCTAAAGGGTTAGCATCAACATAGGCTTTCCAAGAAATTAATTGTTTCTCTGCCCATTCAAGTTCAATTGAAATATATGTAGTTTTAGTTAAAGCCATGTAGTTTTATTTGTTATTCTTCTTCCTCTTCATCAATTGATAGAGACATCCCAGAGCGTATAATGTCTTCTACATCATTATTATTATGTGGGACATCTATTGCTGTCAATTCTACATAATAATCATTTATAGCCTCTAAAAAAGCTTTATCAGAGATGTTAAATACATCATGCTCTGAAAGAGCTGTTGCAATATGTACTCCTAAAGTTTGTTTAGGAAACTCTTTGTTGAGAAGAGATAGGGTTGTAAGTATTCTATTATAATTAGTTTTCATATATTATATAAGTGATTCATAATCATCTATCTGTGAAGAATCTGGGGTTTCTGAAGAATCCTCTAAATCATCTCCTTCTCCTTCTAAATATTCATCTAGAATTTCTAGTTTAATAGTGGAGGGTTTGTCCTCATGAATAGTTGCAATAATATCAATATAATCGGCTCCTTTTAAATGGTAGGCCTCAATTATTATTGGAATAAGATAATTAAGAGAGATTTTTTTTAGTCTTATTTTAGTGCTCATTTTGATTGTTTATGTTAATATCAATTGCTTTCCATTTTCCTGTTGGACATTGTTCAGCCAACACTTTAGTTTTCATAATCAATGTACATCCACAAGAAGTACAATGTGCATCAGGTCTAAGTGAATTCTTAAGATGTTTAGAATGTAAAGGACATTGCTCACATATAGTTAGTCTTTCTTCTGACACTTGTTTTATCACTTCTTTCAATTCCTCAGGAGGAATAAAATGATTTCTCCACCCTGTTATAATATTAGTCCACGACATTAGTTATTAGTTTTGGTTTAAGAGCTTTAATATTTGTTAAGACAGTGTTTAGTTTTAATTGTGTTTTTCTCTCTTCTTTTTCTGTAAGGGGAGAAAGTAGTTTAGCTTCTAATAACTCTTTAACTGTAAGGAGTTTTGTCATTTCTTTATTAGCCTTATTTTGTGCAAAATAAAACTTCCCAAATCCAGAAATTTCAATAGAGTTGTAAAGATTTGTAGCGTTATGAGCTCTATCAAATTGATGTGTTATAACAGCATCAATATCTCTTTCTGATATTACTTTATTAGGAAGAATGCGATTAATAGCAAGCTTCTTAATTAAGAATTCTTTTATTGGCTGGTTATTTGGCTTCATTTAAATAATCTTGATAAAATATATTCCCCAATTCTATTCTTTGTAATTTAATTTTTTCCATTCTCCTTATTTCTTCAATAGGGAGTTTTAAAAAATTATCTAAAAATTCTTCTCTATTATATTTCATGTTGGAGAGAAATATTAATTATTATATTGTTTTTAAAATCTAAAACAATTTTGGGGTTAACTTTCACCTTCCCATTCTCCTTAATAAAAATATTCTTTTTCTTTAATTTTGAAATAATATTATTTATTGTTGGTCCAGAGGTTCCTTCATGAAGAGAAATAAACTCTGTCCTTACATTAACGTTAGAAATATTTCCTTTAATAGCTGTAAAAGCAACAAGCTGTATTTCTCTCTCTGTCAATTGAAGAGAATTCATTGCTGAAAGAAGAGAATAATACTTCTCTGCTAAAGAGAATTCATTCTCTTGTGTTTGTTTCCATTTCTGTAATATAGTTTCCATTGGTTTAATTTATACAAATGTAAAAGGAATAAAATTAATATGCTAATTTTTTTAATTAAAATTGCTATAGGAGATAATTAAAATTGTTATTTAGAACATGATAGAAGGAATTTATCTATTTCGGCAAATAAAAATCCTGTTAGATATGCTTGAGCTTCATCATTCTCCCTATCTAACTGTTGCCCACAATCAAGAAATATTGCATTTACAAGATGTACACATTCATGAGCTATAAGAGAAAAATCATCAGTGTATTTAAAAGCAACAATATACTCTTTGTATTTCTTTTTATTAGTAAGAACAATGGCCCATAATTCTCTAAAGAAGTGGTGTTGTATTTAGCCTCTAATGGAGAAAGATCTGGCGCATAGTACATCCTAAGCGTTCCTTTATAAATAGGAATTTTTATTGTTTTAGTTTTCATTCTCTTTGGTTTGTGTAAAGGTAATATATTCTATGTTAAAAAACTATTCTTTTGATTTATTTCTATTCCTTGGTTTTCTTGTTAGCTCATATTCTTGCCATGTTTTTCTACCAACAGGTCTATTTTGTCTTTTAAAATTTATATAATCAAAGTTAGGATTATATTCTTCTTTTCTTACAATCCTCCAACCGTGCAATGATTTCTTTTTCCCAATATTATTCCAATAAGCACATAAATCATAAACTTTATTTACTGCAATACCTGTCAAAGTATTTACAGCTTCTCTCCCTAATACTTCTGTTATTTCCTTTGTTTTAGTGTTAATACACATATAATAATGGGTAATAGTGTGTTCCCTATTCAAATTAGTTAGGTTTTGTCCTTCTTCTCTTAAGGGATAATTACCTGGAAGACATTTATTATAACCAAACTCAGACATGTGAGAATTAAAATGTAAAACCCATTTAGTCTCTATAGACTCATATTTTTGTTTTGTCATTCCTTGTGGAAGAGCTTCCAATATTGAAAAACTAAATGTGTTTAATCCTCTTAAATTTACAGCAGCTTGTAAATGTGTATTAGTATGTCTATTTGTTTTTAAATTAGTTTTATGAGTTTCCCATCTTTTCTTAATATTTGTTGAATATCCAACATAACATTTTTTATCTACAATAGAGGTTATACAATATATCCCCGCAATTTTTTGTCTCATAATTTTTTTTTATTTTTTAATTATAAGTAAAGATAAAAAATTTTTTTCTAATTTCCAAATTTTGGTAGGGTTTTATTTTTTTATATATAAGTGGGAAATACCCCCACATCCGACTTGCTACCCCACCGATAATTGGGAAGTGGGAGTTACCCCCACACTTATTAAAATAACAAATAAAAAATAGAAAAAATGGCTTTAGAATTTAAAACTTACGAAGGTGGAGCAAACCTTGAATCATTAGGAACAGTATTGGACATTGTTGGTAAAGACGGTAAAATTGCCTTGATGCCTAAAAACTTCAAAGATTCGAGTAAAAGAGTGGCAGTGTTGTTCACTAAAAAGAATGGACAGAGTGTTGTTGTTAGTTGTAGTGCTCAAGTGAGTGATGCACTACGTAGTGGCAAGATGACTAAGGAGCAATTGATTGGAATGGAAGTTCTTGAGAACGAAGACGGTATTCCATTCATCAGTATGCCGAGTGGACAGCTTGTGGAAATTGAATTGAAAACAGTTAAAGTGAAAGAATTCACTGTTGCCGCTGTTGACTTT